GTTGTTTCAGTTCCTGTAGAGGATCTGATAATTACTTGTAAATCTGTGTCTGCAAATATTTTAAATGTGTAGGCAAACTGGGTTGTACTACCATTACCCGAATACGAATTTTTTACTGTTGTGCTTGATACTGTCATAACTTAAAAACCTTTAAACTTTTGTGAGGGTTTTGTAAATAAATATTCTTGGTTATAATCCTTTTTCATTCTTTTTTCTACTCTTTTTAATACACCCGGATTCATAGTTTCAGCAAGTTGATAACCTATCATATAATCGTAAGCAGCTTTTATATAAAATAGATTTAAAAAAGGTATACTTTTTTCTATAGCTTTATAAGTTTCTTTTGCAGCTTTTCCACCTTCACCGGTCATAGCATATTTAATAGCAGCTAACACATCAAATCCTGTTAATGGTACTGGACCAAATGCTGCCATACCTATTTCAGCACTATTTCTTGTTTCTCTAAATAATACATCTCCATATATACCTAATCCACCACCTTGTAAAAGAGCAGCCAATATAGTTTTTTTATTTATTTCTCTTCTTCCTTTACCTCTTAAAAAATCTTTTATAGTCATAGATAAATAACCCATAAATGCAGAAGTTACCATTAAAGCTGTTATGCCAACAAAACCTCTGCCATAATCTTTTTTTGGTCCTTTAAAATAAGATAGTTCTCTACCTAAAACTTTTGTAACTATGGCAAATGGAAATGCTTTAAATTGACCCATAAATCTTATTGCTTCACCTTCTGGTGTACCTGCTAAATGACCTCTAGTCATATTAGCTTTTAATCTAGCATCTGGTTCAACTACTGCATAAATTGTTCTATCTAATAACATACCAGATACAGATGCTTTAAATTTTTCTTTTTCTATTTGTAATTGTCTTTGTGTTAGATTTTCTACATTTAATATTTTTTTCATATCAGTATCAGATATTTTATCTAATAAACCAATATTAATAAATTCCATACCATCATCTGCTTTTTCCATTGCAATTTTTCTAATGACATCCCATTTAATAGAATCAATATTATATTGAGTAAAAAAATCTTGCAGTTGTTTGTTTAAATTTTTAAATTCTATATTTTTTTGTCTAGCAAAATAATTTGCCATACCTAACATTGAACCTTCTTTTAAACTATTAGTCCACCAAGAAAGTAAGTTATATTTAAAAAATGTTCTTTGAGCATTTGACCAACCTTTACTTAAATTATCACCAACTTGGTGTCTTGCAGACATATCATAAATAGTATTATCAACAATAAAACCTAACATTTGTGCTATATCTTTTTTTTGTTTTGTATTTTTTATTTTAATTAAACTACCTAATGCTTCTGCCATACCACCTAAAAAAGTTCTACCTTGGTATCTAACTTCAGAACCATAAATACCTATATCAGCCGCTGCTGAAATTGTAGCTCCACCTAATTTAGCCATAGATGCTAAAGCTCTAGCAATAGCAGAATATCTTGCTACTCCAAAATCTGCTACTGTATAAATAGAACCATCTATAACTTTCATATATTTTTCAAATTGTTCTGGTCTTGAAATATTTTCTGCTGATGCACCTCTACCATCATCAACCATTCTTTTTTGTACAGCAAATCTAATTTTTTCAAAATTTTCTTTTGGTTTAGTGCCAAGTGCATCTATCATACCAATGTTTCTTCCAGCAGTTTGTAAACCAGAAAAAAAAGATTCTTTTAAATTACCAACACCAAATTTATCATTATAATCAAACCAATCATCTGCAGTTTTAAAATGTAATATTCTTTTAAAGTTTGAATCTTTTGCTATGTTTTTAGAGGTTCTTGCTCCATAAGTATTTGCTACTCCATCAGCTAATAAATATTTATTACCAACTAAAGTATTATAAACTTGTTGTAAAAACTCATCTACATTATCTGTGTTTGCAAAAGTTCTTTCAGCATCTATTTTTTGCATAACATAATCTTTCCATACTTTATAATTTTTATTATAATTAATATCTGTACCTTCAAATTTTTCGTCAATTTTTATATCATCTAAATTTTTTCCTAATGTGTTTGCCGCATTTCTAACATTGTATGGATCATGTGATTGTTTAACAATATAACCCCACATTTTAGCAATGTTAGCTCCTCTATCATTTAATCTTTGTCTAATTGTTTCAGAGTATTCTTCCATAATTTCTGCTAGTTTTATTATTTGTGGATTTTTTTCTGTAACTATTGGTTTTGTTCCAGCTCTTTTTTCCATTGGAGTTTGTTCTTGAGCAAGTTCTGACATTGTTCTTGTAACTCTTCTTTGCGTTTCAGCTTCTGTTATGCCTTCTAAACCATCTCTAAACATTATTTCTAAATTGTTTGCTCTTAACTTTGAATTAAACCCAGCTATTAATTGATTAACACTTGCATTTTGTAAAACAGAAACTGCTGATCTTCCACCTTCTACTCTTCTATTTGAACCAACCATTATTGCAATCAATCCTTCTTCTGGATTGTCTGGAAAGTTTTTTAAAACAAAGTCTGTTAGCTTTCTATTTTTAACTTCATTCTCAATAGCATTTCTTTTATCTATTTTTTTTTGTGCTTTAATTTGTTCTGAAACATCTTTAGCAATTCTATCTACATTAACTTCATCAATAGATGTTAATTTAGCTTCTGCTTGTGCTATTTTGATAGAATTAATTATTTCTTCTTTTGTAGCTGAACGAATAGATGATTTTTTTAATAATTTTTCTACTCTTACTAAACATTTATCTGCCATAATTATCTTCCATTAACGCAGTTTATTGCGTCTTTAATTGCTTCATCTAACTCTTTTGATTTTGTAGTAACTTCATCTAAATCTTCTGTTCTTAATTTTATTTCAGAATCTCCTTGTTCAAATTTTAAATTCAAATCTTTTTGTGATTCTCTAACAGCTTCTAATTGAATTTGTAATGCTTCTATTTCTGCATCTTGTTCTATACTATTTCTATTAACAATATTATCTTCTAAATTTTTTAATTCTACATCATCTATTGATGGTCTAGGAGTAGAACTAATATCTGGATTAGGTGATGAATCTGTAGAGTTTCTTAAAATTGGATCGGCATTTGCTATAGGAGTTACATCAACAGGATTATCTAACATAGTATCACCAAGAGCTTTTTGTAATAACATTTTTCTTGTGTTAGGATCTGTAGCTTCTAGGTCTTTCATTATTTGAGAATTTTCTGGATAATACTCTCTATATAAATTTATATCTATATCTGTTTCTGTGTCGTCTCCTAATATTCTTTTACCTTCAGTAATTTTTTCATTAAATTTTCTACGAGTATTTATATCTTTTAATTTACCAGCACCTACATGAAGTCCACTACCTAATACTGTACCAAATGTAACATTTAATAAACTGTCATACATATCATAATCAGCCTGTAAAGATTGAGCTACACCATAAACAATAGGTTCAACAAGTGTTGCACCAACAGCACCTTCTACTGCACCTCTTATTGCTCTTGCTTTTGTAAATCCTTGTCTAGCAACAAGTCTGGCAAAGTTAGTCTGTCCAAAAACAGGTATAAAAGAAGCAGCTACATTTATTGGGTCTACCATGCTGGTTGCTAATCCTGTAGCAAACTTTGCAGCACCCACATAAAATCCACCAGATAAAGGATTCCAAGAACCTTTTGGTCCTCTCATCATAATATCTTTTCTAGCTCTTTCTTCATTTTTTTCTCTAACCATAATATCAACAACTGATTGATATTCATCTTCTTCAAAGTATAATCCTATTTTTGCATATTCTTTATTTAGCTCTAGTCTATCAACCATATTTTCTTTACTAAATCTTGATTTGTTTCTTGCTTCACTTAAATCATTATAATTCCATAAAGACATAACTGGGTTAAAATTCCAGTTATCAGCAGCTACTGCACCTAATGATTCAAATAAACTTACTTCATATTTATCATAACCAGTTTCTTGTGCTGTCTCATCTACATTTAGTCCAAAACCTAAATTCATATTATTTTCTACTTACAATTACACCTAAAGCCATAGCTACTGCTAAATCACTATCTGTTTCTAACAATTTAGACATTTCTTTTTTACTTAATTTAGATAAATATTTAACTGAATTTTTACCATACTTAATTGAAAAAACTTTTTCAAATTTTGGTCCAAATATTGCAGAAGAATTATTTAATAAATCTAAAGCTGTTGTAGGTTCAACTTGCCAATATGATCTTGCTGGACCACCACCTATTTGAACTTTAGTTTTATATTCAGATTCTATTTGACCAATAGCATTAGCATATTCTATTAATTCTTCTTTACTTAAATTTTTATCTCCTTCAAATATTGGTACTATTTTTTCTATAGAATTTTTGGCTTCATTAGGAACTGTATAATTTTTATTAATTGCTTTTAATGCTCTTTCATTTTTTATAGGATCATTAGTTGTTTGATAAAGTGTACCCCAATCATTTACTATAGATTCATTTGTCATAATATTATTTGTTTGTTTGTTAAAAACAGCTTCACCTTCGTTTACAGTAAATCCGCTATAACCTTTTATTTGTCCTATTTCATATTCTGTAGGTACATCAGTAGCTCTTAATTTTTTAATATCCATTTCTATATCTGTATTCGGTAAAGTGTAGCTAGTATCATTGAAGTTAAAACTTAACTCTTTATTATCAGCATTTACAACTGGTGCAAACTGACCACCATCTAAAACAACCCCAAAAACCAAACCAGTACCATCACCTTTATTTCTCCATTCACCATGCATCCTCATCATTCTTTTATGTTTATCTGAAAGTTCTTGTTCACTTACTCCTTGATTAAAAGGATCTGTACTTCTAAATGCTACTGCATTAAAATCTTCAATATAATGTTGTTTTATTAATTCTGCTTTATCTTTTACTGCACCAGCAGTAGTTCCAAATTCTGTTAAATCTTTACCATCATATTTTAATGGAATGTAATAAGTATCTTCTATTTGAAAATTTTTTAAAAACATATTAGCTGCAGATTCTACTGCATCTGCTTGATCAAATTTAGTGTCAGTATATATTTCATTTAAAGCATAGTATGCCATAACACTTTGCATATTATCCATTAATGATACTCCTTGACTACTATCAATATTATTATTTCTTCTAATTATAGTTTCAAATTTTTGCAAATCAGAATTAGTTGCAATCTCTGCTTCTATTTCTTTAAATTTATAACCATTTTTTTCACCCCAATTTTTTAATTTATCTTGCTCTACTTTACTATCAAAACTGAAAAATTTTTCAGCTTCTTTATCGTTTGCTAAAGTCATAGCAAATACTGCAGTAAAAGGTAGTCCGGCAGCCTGTAATTCTTGTAGAGCTTTAGAATCAAACTCACCAAAATTAGTTCGTAATGAAGCTAACATAGCTTGAGATTCTGCTGAATTATCTTTTGATTTTAATTTGTAAGTTTCTACAAAATTAATAGCTTCAGTATTTGTCATAACTTTTTGTTTGTGTTCTGGTACACCTAGTTTTGTTTGAGCATCTATTAATGCTTCTGTTATTTGAAGTTTTAATGATGATTGAGCATCTACATTTGTTTCATTATTTAGTTGTATATTTAATTCATCAATTTCAGAATTAGTTGTATATATAAATTTTGCAGGATCTTCATTTAAAGCTGTAGACCTAGTAATTAAAGCTGTTTCATATTCTTTAATAATGAGTTGTGCATCTTTTTCTCCAACTAATATAATTGCTTCTTCTTTAAAATTTTCAACTATATCTGGTAAATCTTTATTAGGTGCTGAAAATAATATTTTTTTATTATCTACAGTAGTATCAATAATATATTTTTTTTGCATATATTGATTTATTTTATCTGCTGGTAAAACTTCTTTAGCTAAATCCATATCAAAATATGGAATATCTTTCCCTGCTGCAGATGCTGCCAAAACATTATTCCATTGATTATTAATTTGAGGGGTTAATACTAATTTAGCTTGATTTATTAATTTAACTTTATTTTCATAACTTATATCTGGAAAATTTTTTGCATCTTTTAGTGCAAACAATAAATTTCTAGGTTCTTGCTGAACCATTAAGTTTGCATCATGTAATTGAATTTCACCGGGTATAGAATCTAATAAAATTTTTAATTTTGGTGCTGATAGTTGTGAAGTAAAAGTATCTTTAGTTAATTTTTCTAAATCTGATTGTAAAGTTTCGTTGTCAATACCACCATTTAATTTAGCAGTTGATACTAAAAGTTCTTTTTGTTTTTCAAAATTATTAAATAAATTTGTTAAAATATTTTCTGATATTTGTTTATCATTTCTAAATATTGTTTTTTGTGTTTCTGCTAACGCATAGTTTTCAAATTTAATTGCAACATTATTATTGGTTGCTAAAGATTTATATTTAGGAAGTAAAATATTATTTTGATCTTTTAAATATTTGTTAGCAGCATCTTTATTAACAGACATTATTGGATCAGTATTAATAGTCTCTGATACTTTTATAAGATCAGTTATATAATCGTTTTCTAGCTTTAATGCTTCTGCTTGATTTTGTGCATTTGTTTCTTGTATTTTTTGATCAACAAGCATTTTAGTAGCAGGTGCTATAGCAGTAGCTAGTGTTTCATTTAATCCAATTTGAGGAGCAGTAGTAGAACCTTGTAATTGTTCTATTGATCCTTGTGCTGTGAATGTGGGTATCTTTGGCATTATGGAGCTACCTTTAATCCTTGAGGTGATGATCCACCACCGATTGTTAATAAAGTCGTACCAGCAGATGCTATAGTTCCTATTTGTGAAAGTTTTGATTGTTGTCTAGCAATACTACCTTTTATTCTTGCAAAACTTGCTTCTTCTTTTTTATTAGCTGCAGCAACTTGTGAATTATATCTTATTAAATTTTCTTGTAACTTTGCTTCAAGAGCATTTGATAAAGCAATATTATATGCACTACCACTTCCTATTTGTACTCCAGATTTAGCAAGAGCAACTTTAGTTTCTCCTTTTACTTTTTGATAAGTTTTATTAAATTGTGCAACATCAAATTCTGCTTTTTGTTCTATCTGTGCAGCTTGACCTTCTAATACTGTAGCAGCTCTATTATTTGCTGCTTGATTATATTTACCAATAGCACCTTGCTGTGTAAATTGCATTACAGAACTTGCTGCTGAAATATAAGGTGCTGCTGCTACTAATGGAGCCATTAAAATATCCTCGCATACATATATTGATCAGAACCATCAAAACCAAATTTTCTCATTAAACCTTCGTTCTCCAA